CATGATCAGAATTCCTTTTTAGTGGTTTAAGGTGACAACAACGAAAAAACATTATACAATTTAATATAATGAGTTTTTTCTGATAAGGCACTAGAATTGGAACTAATGCCTTAAAGGAAAAAACCTATTAATCAGTGAATCAGTTTAAGAGCCGCTAAGCAATCCTCAAGTGCAATGCCTTGTTCCTGGCAGAACCTAGCTCCAGCAGAGAGACCAAACCTGGCGATTGCTCTGCTAGCTAATTCTACATCTGTACATGCTTCGCCAATGCTGCGCAAAGCATCAATAGTAAACAAGGATTCTTTGCCGATCTTGGTGGATTTAATCTGGGCTTGAGTCATGATTAGTTTTCCTTTTCAAGGACCAGATATTTAATTGGCTATCTGGCTGTGCCATCAGTGAATCCATACCTATATACTAGACTATCCATGCCGCATTGCATAGTAATTATTACCAATCTCCCCCTATCCTATCTGGCACACTAATTGCTATTGATCTCTACCCTTTCAGGACTACCGATCTGGCCTACCTGGCATACTAATCTACTAATATCCTAGCATACTAATATATCTGACCTATGGGGGGCTAGGGGCCTTTTTAGGGGACTGTAGCGGTGCTACCCTAATAACAGCTAAAAAATTTTCCTAAACTTTTCTCCAATTCAACTCCCCAACCACCAACCTCCAAAACTATCCCTCATTGACCTTGCGCACCTCACCCGCCTATAATCTCCATAAATCACAAAAACAGGAGCCAGCCATGATCACCGAGCGCGTAATTGCTCTCTTAGGCCAAGGCCACCCAGCTGTCACCGTAGCAGCGTCCCTTGGAATCTCAGAATCTCGAGTCTCACAAATAGCCTCAGAGCCAGCAGCCCAGGCTCGCATCTCTGAGTTACGATTTCAGTCACTCCAGAAATTTAATGCCTTAGACGACAAATACTTATCTGTAGAAGAAACTCTCCTTCAGAAACTAGAGTCCTCTATGATGTTTCTGCAAAGACCTCTGGAAATTGCTCGTACTCTCCAGATCATTAATGCAGCCAAGCGCAGAGGCCAAGAGTCTCCTGAGCAAACCGCCATACACCAGAACATTGTTAATATATCTATGCCAACTCAAGTCCTCCAGAAATTTACTGTTAATGGACAAAATCAAGTTGTGCAAATTGGATCTCAAACCTTATTAACTCTACCCTCCAACAAAGTATCAGAACTAGTGAGAGGAGCACAAGAAAATGACCTCCGTCCAGAAAAACGACTCACAAAGAGCCCAATCCCTATTAGCCAACTTACTGAAGCAGACCTCTAGGCCTGAGCCCTTTGCAGCTCCGCAATCCCTAACTAATTTGCTGAGGCAAACAAATGGCACAGTTAAGTCCTTATAACCAAGAAGAAGACTCCAAATATCAACCGGAGATGTCTTCTGCATCGGCACAAGCCTCCGAATTAGCAGAAGCAGCTAAACTCTCCTTAGATTTTTTAGCTGCTCTTGCCATGCCCACCATATATAAATACGAATACCCAGTCACTCTCCTAAGTGTTTGGCAGTGGCTACAATCTTATGCACACACTTGGCGCACATTTCCCAAACTAGCTCTAGGGCTGCCGCGAGGTTTTTCCAAAACCACACTAATTAAACTATTTGTTCTTTACTGCATCCTATTTACTGATCGCAAATTCATCTTAGTGACTGCAGCCACAGCAAAGATGGCAGAAAACATCATAGCTGATATCGTAGATATGCTCGATGAACCAAACATCAAAGCTATTTTTGGTGACTGGAGATTGGCTGTAACTAAGGACACGCAATCCCTAAAGAAATTTGGCTTCGCTGGCAGAGATGTTATTATTGCTGGTATTGGCGCCGGCGGTTCACTCCGAGGCCTCAACATCAAAAACGAGCGTCCCGATGTAATGATCTTCGAAGATATTCAATCAGCCGAAGATGCAGAATCACAAACAGTCTCAGAAACCCTACTAAAATGGTTGCTTGGCACTGCAATGAAAGCTAAGTCTCCTGAGGGCTGCATGTATCTATTTGTAGCCAATATGTATGCAACACCTTATTCCATTCTACGAAAACTTAAAGCAGACCATAATTGGACTAAATTTATTACTGGCGGTATTCTTTCTGATGGCACATCTCTGTGGGAAGAGTTACATCCTCTCTCCCAACTTCTATCAGAATTCCAGTCAGACTTAGCCCAAGGCTATCCACAGATATTTTATTCCGAAGTATTAAATGATGAACATGCAACATCCAACAATCTGATTGATACTTCAAAGATTCCAGAGTTTAAAAGATCTCCAGATGATATTGCCATTTGGAAATACATTATTGTTGATCCATCTGGCAATAAAGCAAATTCAGACCTTGTCTCCATTGGTGCTTTTTATGCCTATGAACGCGGCGTCCCAGCATTTATGGAAGTAATTGAAGGTAGATTTTCTCCTAAAGAGATCATTGAAAAATCTCTGGAGATGGCTCTCAGACACCGAGCTCGCCTAGTAGTTTATGAGGCAGTGGCTTTCCAAGACTCCCTAAACTACTGGCACTCATTTATCTGCGAGCAAAAGCAAATATCTGGCATTCGCTCAGTTGGTATTTATCCCGGCTCAATGTCAAAGAATTCCAGGATCATTAAATCATTCAGACCTCTCTTAAACGGTGAAATAGAGTTGCATCCAGATACCAGACCTCTCACATTTATGCAATTAATGCAATTTCGGCCGCAGAAAACCGACAATAATGATGGGATTTTGGACTTGATTACTTATGCTCCGAGAGTGCCTGTGGAATTCTCTGAGCTTGCAATGTCAGTCTCAGTCATAGACCAGCAAGACTTCGAGGCCGAATTTGTGGTCGACTGGGCAGGCCCAGATTTCTAATTAACTAGGAGCTACAATATGATCCCCGGAGCTATCGCTCTACCAACTCTCTTAAATAAAGAGTCTCAGCAACAAGTTATTTCTTATCTCAAATCTCGCGTAAATATCTTCGACTCATTTTCGTCTCTCAGGGATGAAATGGAAAAAAGAGATATGGCTTATCAACGCGAACGAGACTTGACTCCAGAACAATTGCAGGCAGCAGTGGCCAACAGACGAGGAGATTTCTCTAAAATCAAAAACTTTGAGGTGCCTGTAGTTTATCCTCAAGTAGAATCAGCAGTCACTTACCAGACCTCCGTATTTCTGCAAGGCACCCCACTATTTGGCGCTGTCGCTGCCCCGCAGTTTGCAGACCAAGCACTGGCCCTAGAAACCCTGATTGACGAACAATCTACGGTCGGTGGTTGGACTCGGGAATTCATCATTGCCTTTCGTAAAGCATTTAAATACAATTGGTCTCCAATCGAAATATCTTGGCACAAAGATGTACAAGTATCAGTGGCCACAGATTACACCGATGCACCGGCTGCAAGGCCTCTCACAACTACTTGGGAAGGCAACAAAGTCAAATCTCTAGATCCATACAATACATTTTTTGACTCTAGAGTGCCTCCTGCCGAAGTTTACAAGCGAGGAGAATTTGTTGGTTACACAGATGTAATGTCGCACATTGAACTAAAAGACTTTCTCCAGAAATTGCCAGAGCGAATCAATGTAACTGAAGCAATTAATAGCAATGTGCAACTAGACCTTTATTACATCCCACAAATTAATCAGCACATGCTAGCCTCACAAATTGTGCAGACTTCGGGCGGCTGGGATGAGTGGTTTGGGCTCTCTACAGAACAAAAACGTCTCTCCTATAAATCCATTTATCAAGTCACCACTCTTTATGCAAGAATTCTGCCGGCCCAGTTTGGTCTGCAAGTACCAGAAAAGAATACGCCGCAGATCTGGAAATTCATTGTAGTCAATGGCTCAGTCGTTGTTTACGCAGAGAAACTAACTAACGCACACAATTACTTGCCAATTTTGATCATGCAGCCAAATGAAGATGGTTTAGGCCTGCAAACTAAGTCATTGGCAGAGAATGTGGAAGTTGTACAAGACCTTACGTCCTCTTTGATGTCATCAGTAATTGCTGCCCGCAGACTCGCAGTTCACGGTAGAACTCTTTATGATGCAACCAGAATCAAAAAATCGGCCATTGAGTCTACAAACCCATATATTCCAGTCCGGGGGATCATGAATGAGTCTCCAATTAACGCTGCCGTTTATCCGTTCCCATTTAGAGATGATCAATCTGGAATTATTTTACAGGAATACAATCAATTTTATTCTCTGGCAAACGTTATTTCTGGGCAAAATCCGGCGCGCGGAGGCCAATTTGTAAAAGGCAACAAAACCAAGTTTGAGTATGCAGATGTAATGGGCAATGCTAATGGCAGAGATCAATTATGTTCTATGTTGATTGAAGCTCAGGTAATGACTCCACTCAAGCACATGCTTAAGACTAATATTTTGCAATATCAAGCTAACAAAGTTCTCTATAATGCAGATCAGCAGCAGATGGTTTCGATTGATCCAATCAAACTTCGTGAAGCTGTTATGTCATTTAAGATTTCTGACGGCCTGACACCTGCAGAGAAACTAGCTAATTTGGATATTATGGGAACTGCATTTCAGGTCATTGGTTCGTCGCCGCAGATTTCCTCGCAATATAACATCGGCCCAATGTTCTCTTATTTAATGAAAATGCAGGGCGCCGATCTGCGGCCATTTGAAAAGCCTGAGAATCAACTGCAGTATGAGCAAGCTGTATCTCAGTGGCAGCAAGTTGTGGTGCAGATGGCTAAGGATAATCCAGAGATTAGGCCCGAGCAATTGCCTCCGCAGCCAATGCCTCAGCAATTTGGCTTAGGCGAGCAACAATAAATTTGTATAACTAGTGAGGCGAGTCCACATCCCGTGACCGGCGGTTTGGAGCGATAGGAGGCGAGCGAGCGAAGTGTCAAGGCCGAAGAGCGAAGCGTGCCTTGATCACTCCGTGAATCGCCGAACTAAGCTAGCCAAACGCGTCGCGGGTGAGGACGAAGCCGAGCGAAAAGAGGATATAATGGAAGTATTTAATCGTTTACCTGTCAGAGCAGATATTGAAATTAGTTTGCCTACTGACTTAGAGACTCTCCTTCACAATCAATTAATTGAGGAGATGGAGAGTTATTTAATGATTGTGTTTGATGAAGCTACTCCCATCAAACATATTCAGCAGCAAGCCTATCTCAATGGGCGCATTGATCTTCTCAAGCAACTTCTCAATAAGGAAATTTAATCATGTCGTTTTTTGCTTCTATGTTTGGTGGCGCCCCTGCACAAGCCCAAGCACCAGCCCAAAATCAACAGCCAGTGAATCAACCTCCCCAAGACCCTGCTAAGGTCAGTGAGGCCCAAAATTCCCCTCTTGACTCTTTTAGCGATCTTTGGAATAATGCAAATCAAGATGGGAGCCAAACTCCAGATGGGGCTTCCGGTTCAATGTTTAACGTAGATCCCAAAGCTCTCAATGAAACAGTAACTAAGATGAACTTCTTAGGTGCTATTCCTCCCAAAGTACAAGAGGCTCTCAAAGCTGGTGGCGAAGATGCAACTAAAGCCAACTTGTATCTCATGAATATGGTAGCACAACAATCTTTTGCTCAATCTGCACAAGCTACTGCAAAGATTGTTGAAGCAGCTCTGGCTAAGCAAGCCCAAGATTTCGAGTCCCGTGTGTCTGACGTAGTTAAAAAGAATACGGTGCGAGAAGATTTGAGTTCTGCTAATCCAGTGTTTAAACATGCCGCGGCTGCTCCCATCCTCCAAAGTCTCGAAGCTCAGATGATTAAGAAATACCCGAATGCCTCTCCTACTGAGGTATCTAAGATGGCACAAGATTTCCTGACTCACTTTGCCTCTGAGATTAGTGGAAGCAACAAGCCAAAAGAGACAGGTAAAAGCAATGGAACTGATTTTTCCTCTTTCCTTTAAGGAGTAATTAAATGACTATGTTTACAAAGGGCCTGATTAGCAAGTCTGGCCAAATGCAAAAAGCGCTGCAAAGCGATAATCCTATGTGCGGTCTGGTAGCTATTGTTAATCCCGCTGTGGGCGCTTCGGTGATTACGGCTGGTATGCTGGTTGGCGGTGTTTATGTTTCTGCTATTACTTCGGCAGTTACTCATACAACTGACACAGCTGTTAATATCTTGGCAGCTAATCCGGATATGTCGATTGGCGATACGGCGGCTGTGATTGTGTCTAATCCGACAGCTAATGTTTTGACTATTGCTGGAGGTACTGGTGTAACTGCTTCTGGTACGCTGACTGTTGCTGCCGGTGCTGCACGTACTTTCCTGTTGACCAAAGCTTCTGAAACTACCATGACCATCAAGGGTCTGTAAGGAGACAAATAAATGACTACTAATGTCGGTATTACCAATTCTACTATTCTGAATGGCACGCAAGATTATCTGGATACGTCGTTCTCCAGCATGATTCTGCGGTTGATGCCTAATGGCTCTGCTCCTCTGTTTGCTTTGACTTCCATGCTAAAGGAAGAAACTGCCACTAACTACGAGCACGGCTATTTTACTAAGTCGATGGTTTTCCCGGAAATGAAGTTGAATGGGGCCATTGATAATGTGCAGTCGATTCTGACTGTTAATTCTACCGAGAATGTGATTCCTGGTGCTATCTTCCAAATCTTGGATGCAGCTTCGTACTTTGAGCAAGTCATCGTCAATAACGTGATTTCTGCTACTCAGGTCTCTGTGCAACGCGGTGTTGGTACTACTGCTTATGCAGCTGCCGATAATACGATTGTGGTACAGATCGGTAATGCACAGGAAGAAGGTTCGACTCGTCCACAATCGCTGCAGATTCCTCCGGTTCGTATTACTAACTTGACCCAGATCTTCCGCAATTCTTGGGCTGTTACTCGTACGGCTGAAGCTCTGGCTGTTATTGCTGGCGATGCTCCTGCTGTTGAAAACAAGAGTGATTGCGCAGTTCAACACTCTACTGCCATTGAACAGTCGTTGATCTTTGGTAAGAAATTCAGCGGTATTCGCAATGGCCAGCCGTTCCGTCGTATGGATGGCTTTATCAGCATTGTTTCTAATGCTGCTTATTATCCGGCATACGCTCCGACTCCTAATCTGCACACTGCTGGCTCTACTACTAACTGGACTCAGCTGCAAGCTTATCTGGAATCGACTCTGAATCAGGCAACTGATCCGAAGGGCGGCACTAGCCGAATGATTGTTGCTGGTAAGACTGCTTATTCTGTTATCAATAATATTGGTCGCTTGAATAACGCTTATACTCTGGGCAACGAACGTTCTAGTTTTGGTCAACGCTTCACTAACTTCGTAACTGCTCGTGGCTCCTTCGATATGATTGAGCATCCATTGCTGAACACTAACTCTGTGTTTGCTAAGATGGCACTTGTGGTTGATATGTCTACATTCAATGTGGCTTATCTGACAGGCGGCAAGACTTTCCACACTGGCTACAATGCCAAGGGCGAGCAAGTTGAGAGTGGCGTAGATGCAACTGGCGGTACGCTGACTACTGAACTGACCGCAATTATCAAGAATCCTCCGGCCAATGCAGTGATTCAGAACCTGACTGCTGCTGCTGCTGGTTAACTCTTTCTATCTGATAGCCCACCGGTTAATTCTGGTGGGCTTTTTTGGAGCTCTCAAATGAAGAATCTCAAGACACATCTCCCCTATCTTTCGCTGTTTGATGCTAAGGGTCGCCACGTAGTTTTTGTCGGTGGCGTATTTACTCCTGAGGATGATGAGCAAGCTGAGTGGCTTAAAGCTAATTACAAACAGATTAGCGATGCTACTGAGGAAGATGGCGCACCTGCTACTATGCAACAACTCAGAGATTATCAGGCAACAGAGACTCTTAAATCTTTGGATGTTTCTGCTAATGTATCGGAGTCTGAGACTGGTAAACTAAAGCCAGCTAATACAGCTACGATGGCTGCTATTACTGCTGGCATTACTCCGACTCAGCCAATGATTAAAATTCCTGCTAAGGGGAAATGACATGACGCTTGAAGAACTGAAATCCGAAGTCTATTTGTTGACTGCTCGACCTGACTTAGAAGATCAGACTCTTCAAGCGATTCGTGCAGCTACCTTAAAGATGCACCAAAGAGATTACTGGAGACGAGACCTAAAAGAAGTAGGTGTACAGTTTGATACTGCTGCGTATCTCCAGTCTTTTGACATTTATGAGTTTGTACCTAAGTTTAGGTCACTGGCTTATGTAAGAAAATATCTCGATAAATTGTTTGAGGTAATTGAGCCGGAAGCATTGTTTAATGGATTTGGTAACGAAAAAACTAATGTAGTTTATTTGGCAGGTAATATCCTGCAAATGAGATCGTCTGAGCCATTTACACAATTCTTGCTTGGCTATTATCAATATCCTGATGTAACGGTAGACGGCTGGAACTCGTGGATTGCTGACGAGTTCCCTTATGCAATTATTTACGAGGCAGCTACAACAATTGCTGTTTCTATTGGTTATCAAGAGATTGCTGCTTCTCTGGCCTCTAGAGCAAGGGAAGAATTTTTGATTATGCAACGAACTGCTATTCGTGCGGAGGGCTTATAAATGACTAATCCTAGTATTTGGGATCCATCTTCTGATACTGTACCTGCTGTGCGGCCACAAACTTTTCTGGTGGAGCAGACTTTTTATGCAGAAGAAGGTCAGACTTCTTTTAACTTGACTCAGTTTTCCTACGAGCCTAATACAGGCACACTGCGCGTTTATGTGAACGGTGTGCGGATTACTGGAATCCAAGAAACTTCTAGCACTGCTTTTGAACTGCCTGTTGGAACTGCCTGTGCCGCCGGAGATAAGGTTTTTGTAGAGGCTCTGCTGGAAGAAGTTTCTGCTAGTCAGTCTCCGTTTGTAAGGGCGACACTTGTAGCAACGGAAGGGCAGTCAAGTTTTCCTGTGGCTGCCGTTGAAGGTAAGCACTTAATTACCCTTAATGGAGTATTTCTTTCTTATCCTGGAGATTATACTCTTACAGGAACGACTGTAGAGCTAGTAGAGGCCGCCAATGAAGGAGATTTGTTTGAAGCTATTTACTTTGCGCTTATCGATTTTTAGTCCGATAGATAAACTCCAGCACGTACTTGGATGTGCAATTTTAACCTCTCTGATCTGTTCGCTGCCCTCTGAATTGGCCCTGTTCGTAGCTGGGCCAGTTGTTTTACTGGTAGGACTAGGCAAAGAGGTTTATGACTATTTGCATCCAGCGGATCACACTGCAGATATCAAAGATGTCTATGCCGATACATTAGGTATTTTGATCGTTCTTATTCCCACTTTTGTCCAGAGGTATTTTGCATGAAAACACTGTTAATTTCTGCAGGACATTCAGACCAAGATCCCGGAGCAGTTTCTGGTTTGCACACAGAAGCTAAATTAGCCTTGGAACTTCGGGATTTGATTGTCGAAGAACTAAAAACAACTGCAATCAAGGTTCTAACTGACGGTACAGAAGGTCAAAATCTGGCGCTGAAAGAAGCTATTTTTCTGGCAAAGCAAGTAGATTTGGCTGTAGAGCTTCATTTTAATGCAGCAGGTTCTGCGTTTGCTCAAGGAGTAGAGTCGATCTCACTGCCTGCAAAGAAGGAGATTTCACAGAAACTATCTGCTTCTATTAGCTCTGTGCTAGGCTCCAGACTTCGTGGGGATTCTGGCTGGATTGACCAGAGTCAGTCTGCCAGAGGTAAACTGGGATTTGTGCAAGCCGGTGGAATCATTGTGGAGGTTTGTTTCATTACTAACACAATGGAGATGGAATACTATCAGTTAAATAAAGCCAAGTTAGCTCATGTGCTTGCGCTCACTTTGAAGGAGTATTTGAAATGACAAGAGCTAGAGATACTAGTAAGTTAGTGACAGCAGAAGGAGCAGAAAAGCTGGGCATTGGCGGTGGACGGACACAGGCCGATAAAAACGCTGAGTTTGTGAGCGTCAAAGACTTTGGCGCTGTCGGTGATAACACCACCGACGACACTGCAGCGATCTCTGCCGCATTGGATTACGTGCTGTCCTTCGATCGGCCACCGAAGCTGCACGTACCTCCCGGACTTTACAAAGTCACCAGGGTTCTCCCTAGCATTACCAAACCCCTAACTATCGAGGGAGATAACCCACGCGCGTCGATGTTCATGTTTAGCGGTAGCGCGTCCTCGTTCAAAATTGCAGGAGTTGGTAACCGCGCTGCCGACGTCAAGGTGCGGAACTTAGGCATCAACGGTGCAGCGATGACCAACGGTTACGCCGTAGAGATCGACTTCGCCCAGGACATCGTTTTCGAGAATGTCTTGATCGCTGATCCATACAACGGGGTTTATATCCGACAGGCCGGAGTCATCAAGTTTAACGACTGTTTAATCGATAAGGTACGCGGGCCGTATGGCGTTCTGGCCTATGGCGAAAGTGTGGCGCGCAATGGGGAGAACGACCAAATCGACATTCTGGCGTTCCACAACACTGTTATCCAAGGAGTCTATGTCCCCGGCGTGACTACATCTGTCGCAGAACTTCTGGTCCTCGACGGGCGTGTTCACACTGTCCAGATCAACGGGTTGCGGTTATTGAGCGCCAAGCGTGGACTTGTGACAAAGAACACGCCGGGCGTGGCGATCAATTTCTGTCCACGATTCATCACCGGAGACGCGCTGGAAATTGAGAGCATGGTCAACGAATGCGCGGATTTCCAGTATTGCGTGGATTTTTGGGTGGATGGGTTCTTCGCGGCTGGTAGTGACTCAGCCGACGGGGTCCTGCTTGGCGCGAACGTTTCCAACTGGAACGTCGACAAGGGATCGATCAGTTCAAACTGGTTGGCCGGTGTTAATATAGGCGGGGCTAAGGATGTAACTATTACATCCTTGCTGGTCTATAATAACGCCCGCGCAGGGGTTAACTCACGTAGTGGTATCGCCATCGGCGCAGGTAGCGGGACGATAGACATCAGAGGCGGATTGGCCGGAAAGGCTACGTGGTTGCCCGCCTATACCGAAAACCAAAAATATGGTATTGACTTGAACGCCGCATATGGTGGGGCCATAACAATAGACGCGGTAGATGTTAGGGGGAACAGCACTAAGGGCATATACACAGCTGGCACCTCTGCCGCCATCGGTAGCAGTGTGCAGAAATGCGCCGGATTCAATCCGACGGGCGCTAGTCTTCATGCTGTAGGGGCATCCCCGTATAGCTACACAGCAGGCCTTGCTCAAGAAGCTGTAACTCTATATGGTGGCACAGGCGTCGTTGTCACCGTTGATGGGATTGCTCTTACGAATACGACGCCAGCCTCTTTCGTTCTAGCTCCGCGAAAAACCGCTGTAATCTCATATGTCACTGCACCAACAATGGCAATTAATGGAATGTAATTTAGAGGGATCTCATGTGGGAACATTATTGTGAAGAAGAAGGATGCGTCATTGCTATTGGTAAAGGCGAACCTTGCAATTGGTGCAATATGACTGAAGAAATGTCAATTAACCAAACCCAACTAAACGGACCAGAATTCGGAGCAACATTGTTCAGTATTACTCCAAACTCAATTCTTCTAAAAGGAAATCTTAAATGCTAGATCAACAACTCTTTAATGTCATGTTTGCAATTGCCGGAGGTCTAGGAGGTTGGTGGATGAAAGCTATGTGGGAGTCTATGAAAGACCTACAAAGAGCTGATCAGCACCTAGCCGAAGAATTAGCTGATCTTAAAGTACTGGTAGCTGGGCAGTATGTTAGACAGGAATCTTTCGATAAACTAACAACTGCTTTATTTACTAAACTGGATAGGATTGAAGATAAGGTAGACCATAAGGTAGATAAAGCATGATATACGCAGATGCACTTAAGCTGTAGATAGTCGTCGAGGAGTTCCAGCAGGTACCTATTATATAGAGCTTAGAAACTTTGATAATAGTACAGCAACTGGAGTTTATACAATTGCTATTGAGGAGTTGCTAGAATGAGCCTAGATATCACAGGGTTAGGTTCTATCTTTGACTTTGGCTCGAAAGTCCTAGATAAAATATTTCCTGACAAGGAAGCAGCAGACAAAGCCAAGCTCGAATTGCTGAGACTGCAGAATGAAGGCTCTCTGGCTGAAATGGAAAAAGCTTATGCAGCTATTTTGGCTGAGGCTCAGTCTAGCGATCCTTGGACTTCAAGAGCCAGACCTTCTTTCATGTATGTGTTTTACTTTCTGTTGATTGTGATGATCGTAATTGGCCCTCTCATTGGCATCTTCTTTCCTGCCCAGATGGAAGCCTTTTACTGGAACGTAGCCAAAGGATTTGCGGCAATTCCAGAAGAACTTTGGTGGACATTCAGTGCAGGCTATCTGGGGTATACTGGAGCTAGGACTTTTGAAAAGAAGAAAGGAATCAAATAATGGCTAAAGATTGGGACACATCGCAACTAGTTAACCAACAAGTGACAGAGAGTATATTTGGCACTTCGGCAGCGGTAACAACGAGTATTCCACCCTCTTCCAGTTATTTAGTGACTGTGACGATCGCTGCGGCAGCAGCTGGTGATCCTGTAGCAGTATCTTCAGATAAAGATCTGGGGGCTGACGCGGGTGTGTATGCGCGCAGCGTGGCAGGGGCAGTAGAGATCAGGGTACGAAATTTTTCTACTACTGTCTCTCTTACACTGACTTCTGTAGTCTTTAATGCAACAGTGATTAAGGAGATTTAAGATGGCACGAGTTACTTACAGAGCTAATTTATCTCCTAAGAGTTTTCCGTTTTTGTCTAGGGAGCAGGGCAGAACTGTTATTGTTCCGCAGGCAGATCAAAACTTTAGTAGATATCTTAGCTCTGAGGTGACTGTCGATAAAGATATCGGCATCCCTCAGATTTTTTATTGCCACAATGTTTTGCCTATTGATGCAGGTATTACCTCAGTAGGATTTAGTCTGTTGGTGAATCCTACTCCCGGCTACGTGTTTGTAGGTGCTTGGTCAGTTAGGTATAGTGGGACAGACTACAAATTAGCTGTGTCTACAACAGGGCAATTCTTTACTGTCAAGTCAGGGGAATATAGCTGGACAGAGATTGATCTGATTGCAGCCGCTGCCGGTAAAGAGGTAACTGTAGCTACGATTCAAGGTGTGAGTTATGTCCAAATCGAGGGCGCAAACTGTTATAGATTCGATGGCACAAGACTTACCTTAGTTTATTTGGTTGGACTTACTGATGGAATGACTCCAGTTTATCCTAAAGGAATCACAACTTTTAGTGGTTATTTGGTGGCGTGGACAGCAGATGCATTTTATTGGTCAAGTACAGTTGATCCACTGGATTTTACTCCTGACTTGGCAACAGGCGCAGGTGGAGGTCAAGTAGAATCTGTGCGAGGCGGGATTATTTATTGCTCTCCATTTGCTCAAGGTCTCTACGTTTACACAGATAAGAATATTGTATCAGCTATTTATTCGTCTAATATCAGATATCCTTTTACATTTAAAGAAATTAGTCAGGCAGGCGGTATTGCCTCCTCCAAATTAGTTGCTACTGAATCAGTTGTTTTCAAGCCTTTTGCTTATACGGCTTCAGGACTTCAGGAGATTAGTGCTACTACAGGCGCCCGTCCTATTCATCCACAGGCAACAGACTTTCTGTCTTCCTCTAGATTTGAGGATTATTTTGGTGGAGCCTTACAGACCTTTGATGTGACTGACGTAATCCAGAAATCTGTCTCTATGATCTCGGATCGGTATTTGGTTATTAGTTATGGCGTAGGCTCACTCACCCATGCTCTGGTATTTGATACAGTGTTGGAGCGTTGGGGCAAATTAAAGAAGGCTCACGTATCTGTGCTTGAGTGGGATATTGTTCCTCCAGAAGTGACAGAAACTCCTAAGAATTCCACAGCACTTCTGCAAGCAGATGGCACAGTTCTCTTAGTGAATCAAAGAGCTCCCGGCGAAGCTGTTTTATATCTAGGTAAATATCAATATGTCAGGGCAAGGACTCTGCAACTTCAGGAAGTCACTGCCGAGAATCTGGAAGCTGATTGCGTAGTCACTGCCTTGCCGTCTATTTATGGCAAGGAGATGGCAGAGTCCGCACTAAAATTGCTTAGGGTAGATGGTGAGGCTTATACGTTTGGAAGTCAGGCAGTTGGCACTAACGTGTCCCTGAGATTTGAAGGTTCATTTAATCTCACATCTTTGGTGCTTAGCTTCAATATTCACGGAGTTAGATAATGGCCACAAAGAAACGAATATCTTTGTTGAATCTTGCACTGCCGGCGATCCCCCCTGTACAAGAGGACGAAAACTTTGTAGAATTTAATAGAATTTACAACGCAGTTAAATTACTGGCAGATCGCTTAGATGCTATGCAGCCCACAGCAGTAGCAACTGCCTCTGAGGATATTGGGTTTGGTAAATTTGTTAATTTTTATAATAATGCTGGAGCATTAACGGCTCGCGTAGCTGATTCTACAGCAGGAAAACCAGCTCACGCTTTTTGTCTTACACAAGATTTGGTGGCAGGAGATTCGGCAGAGTTTATCTGTATGGGACTGCATCCGGGATTTACAGGATTGACTCCAGGAACAAGGTATTTCTTGGCAACTGGTGGCTTGGTAACTACAAGTCCTCCTGCCTTGCCTAAGATTCAACAGGCATTGGGAGTTGCTCTAAGTGACTCTACAATGTGGGTACAGTGTGTCATTGATTATTTAGGGAGTTAAACCATGGCTACCACAATTGAAAATGTTTTAAATTTGTCTAAGTTGATTGGAGGCACTGGAGGTACAACCACCACTGTTTCTAAGAATGTCTCTCAGGATGCAATTAATGCAGCTATCCGAAAGCAGTTGGAAAGTGCGCAAGGTCTAGCCTCTATTACTGGAGGAGAAAAGACTGCTGGACTTTATAATTCTACAGTTGCACAACAACTTGTAAACGATTTGATGAGTCGCACAGCAGGAGAGGCAGCAGCTAATACAGCTTCTACGACAACTACTGTTAGTGGATCTGGGGGAATTGGCGGGCAACAAGCTGGCCTAGGACTTGGACTGCTGGCTCTCACAGATGATACTTTCAGAAAGACAGCTAAAGAGGGTATCTCTAGTCTGGCAGATGTTCTTAGCGGCTTGGGCAGTTCTAGTGCTTCTGTAGTTCCTGAGGTCGGTAACGCTGTTTATGCTGGAGCAGATGCAATTAGTGTTGGGGCTAGCGAACTCGGAGATTTTTTCAGTGGCGCTGGCGACGTAGCCACTGATGTCTGGGATTGGGCAAGCTCTTTTTGGTAAGAGGAGATTAAAATGGCTATTGACTTGCTTGACTTAATTAATAAAAATGCTGCTTCTGTTGGACTTGGCTCAGATTTTACTGGGCTGTTTTTGCCTGAGCAAGCAGCTGCTCCACAGGCTGTGCAGACTCCGCAAATTTCGGAGGGACAATCTACTCCTTCCGCTCCAACTCGCAGTTATGAGAATCTGACAGCTGGGCAAAAGCTAGGAATTGCTACAGATATTGCTAAGACATTTCTGAGCGCTGTTGCAGGTAATCCACTCAGCCTAGCTAAAGGTGCTTACGGTCTTGCAACTACTGATCCATATGCAGCGCCCGGAGCTATTGGTCAATTCTTGGATAGTTGGCTGAATGATTTTGGGCCAGTTAATTATGGGGCGATTTTTCAAGATCCTACCTTGGCTCCAAGTCCTGATATTGTTTCCACTTCTCCTTACGCTTATGCACTGGGAATTTCTCCGGAAGATATGGAAGCAGGAACTCAGTTTGGTATGGGCAGCATTGCTTATAATGATCAGGGCATTGCTTACTCTACTGCGCCGGGAAGTAATTTAACTGCTGAACAGTTAGCTAATTTGCAAGAAACCTTGTTTGGTGGAGATTCTGGCGGCTCTGATGGTTGGGGAGATATCGGAGACATCGGCTCTGGCGGTGATTTCTCTGATGGGACAGGTCTTGGAGGCTATGGCAGTGCTGATGACGAATCCACAGATTACAGTTGAGGAGAAATCTAATGGCTATTAATCTACAAGAAATTCTTGGGCTAGTACCTCCCAAGGTAACTGGAATGATTTCTGATCAGATAGCAATGGATCAGCAGCAGCAAGGAGACTTAACCGCAGAAAATGTGGCTCAGTCTACCCTGGCCCTAGCTGATGCACAGAATCGCACAGCTAAGTTTGCTCAATCAGGCAACATTGAAGCTCTCTTGAATCAGCAAGTTCAAGAATTTAACAGAGCCTCCGCTGAGGCCAGTGTTGCCAGAGCTAACGCATCTCAGAGACTGGCTGACCTCGATCAAAAGATGTCAGTCGGTCTTTTTGATTCGCCTTTGGATTGGCTATCAAATCAGATTACATTTGATGATGACAGAGCTAAGGCATCTATTAGTGTGGATGTTGCTGCTGCTAAGACAAATGAAGCCTCTGGTATTAGAGATCAGATCACAGCTCTTAATGCTATGACGCAATCTACAGCTAAGACTTTTAATGATATTGCACAGACTACTACTGCAGATACGGCTGCTAGGGCTGCGCAAATCGAGAGGCTGAAAGGTAATCTCTTAGCCAATCAAACTACTCTTGCCTCTATTGAAGCCAGTAATGGATATAATATCAGACTGAGAAACATGGAGCTTCAAGAAGAATCTGCTGCCCGCGAGAAAGAGCGGATGGCAATGGCAAGAGCAGAACAGCAGAGAAATCAAGAGGCTGCTACCAACGATAAGAATGCTTTTGATTTGATGTGGCAAACTGCTGAGCTTGGTATGTCAGGACTTGGATTGCCTAAGATGCCTAGACCTGCTTCTAGGCAAGAATTTGATTTAGTCTATAAGACTAACCCAAATCTACAGGCTGCGCTGTCTGTGGGCTGGAATATGCGCGCAGGTAAAACCAATTATTTGGGCGAGAATGCAGCCGAGTCAGCAGCAATGCTTAAAGCGACTGACGCTCAAGGAACTCAACTTACCCGTAAACAAGTTAAGTTTATGAAAGACGCCGTCGAAGTTTTGGCTTCAGATAAGACAGTTACTGGACTGCCTAAAGAGCAACAGCTGGCAGAAGTAAATAAGAAAATTAAGGAGAATTTTGAGGCTCACGCAAGAAATGTAGACAGAAATCCAGACAATAATCCTGCTAGATTGCCTGCTCCTGGAGTTATCTTGACTAAGCCTCTTGGTCCAGAAAGTGATCCTAGAACTGTAGCTGAGCAGAAGGCTTTGTTGGAAAGTCCATTTATCAAAGACTTGATTACCGCTCAAAAGCATATGAGTGATAAGCCGCAAGAGGTCTTGGAGTTTGCGCAGGATTGGGCGGCCCGTAATAATGTCTCTGTTTCTGTTGTATCAAAGCAATATGCTGCAATGTATCAGTTGACCAGACAGTATTTTAATGAGGCTAATCGCACTGTTGGCTTACCTCCCACTGCGCCCAAGTATGAAATCAGCAACGGATTTTTTGGCGACAAGAAACTTGATCCTACAGATGCTACAGCTATTCAAGAGCAGATGACAAGACAGGTTAGAGCTAAACTAATTGAAGCCAGCCGCAGAGCCAATCAAGGTGTTGTTGGTCAAGGCGGATTTGGCGGACAAGGAGGCAATCAATAATGGGGCCGATTGAACAGTTTTCATCTTACCACAACGAGCTCGGTAATGGATTCTCTATTACTGATCCTACTACTTGGGTGGACGTGCCCGGCACGGTAGTTAAGTTTACTGCTGCTGCCTTGGGCTCAGGCTTGAATTCTTTTTATAATACAGGAGTTGCAGTCGGTAATTTGTTTGGTGCTGAGTGGGAAGAGAGGGATACTTATGCTTGGCTCTCTGATATGGATGAAGATATCGGGCAGTATTATAAAGAGAATAAGGAGGCCGCAGACCTAGTTGGGTTTGTGGCCGGCTCTCTGCTGCCCGGTACTGCTGGCGTAAAACTGTTTAATTACGGCCTGAAATCTGCTGGCTTAGTGGAGGCTGCCGCAGCTGGAGCTAATGCAACTTTGCATACTGGCGTGCGGGGCATCATTACTAAAAACTTTACTGCCCAGGCTATTGCAGATTATAAGCAGACAGGTGCTTTGTTTAGCGTTTGGAACAAGAATTTTGTTGGTGCTGCTGCCAAAGGCTTTGCCAAAGAAGCTGCTGATGCTGCTGTATTTGAGGTAGCTGCCTCTGCTGCAATGATGCAATCTCCTGTCTTGGAAGATCAAGATATTGGAGATATTGCATGGAATACATTGATGGGCTCGGCTGTTGGTGGCGTTATTGGAGGCGCATTTAATCTAGCCAAAGTAACTAAGACTATTAAATCTGGCATTCGTGAGATTGATATTGCAGACAATGCTCTCTCTTATCAGGCAATGAAAGGAGAAGGACTCACGCCTGATGTTAAGATGGCCTATGCACTGTTCAATAAAGCCAAGATTTCGGAGATGGTTCCAGAGGCAGGAAGTCAGACGGCCAGACGAGCAAGAAGCCTAGAAGATATTGACATTAGTGTGCGAAACTATAGTCACGAGATGTTTTCCAACGACAAAGCCATGGGCAATTATTGGGCTGATAGATTGATCCAAGCTGATCCAGCTAATGCAGCTTTGCAGTTGATTGGGACAGCTAAGGTCAGTAGAGTTGGCGATGAGATCGTTGATTACGAAGGCTATCTGGAGTCTTTGATTCCAGTCGCGCGTACTCTCGGTAAACGGCAGACTCAGGTAGAGGCACTAACTGCAAAGATCGCTGCTCACGAAGCTGGCGAGGCTGTTCTTACGCCTAAACAATTTGACAAGGTAACCAAGCAACTGACCAAGGCTACTGAAGCTCAAGCAAAAACCGAAGGCAGACTTGCTACTAAAACCATTATTGATCCTGTAACTGGCCAAGCTGTAACTGCCACTCAGAAGCTGGAGCAGATTTTTTATGATCTGCATACAGGCAATAGTTTTACTGCTAGACCGGGCGCCCTTAATGTGGCTGACGTTATCGCCCGTAAATCAGGCGAAACTATCGAGGATGCGCTGGCTCGTGTAATTAATGAGCAAAAGTTTGGCCTTGGCAAAGGCATCAGAGAACTTAGTGCCGACCAAGCAGAGTTGAGATACCAGTGGGCTGAGAAGAGTTTTGGCTCCAAGGAACTAGCAGAGAGTTTGGAAGATGGCGCAGTTACTTGGGATGATTTGCCAGTCTTGCAGGCTATTGCCAAAAACAAAGAGTTTGACTTTGATGTGATTGGCATTGATTTCGGTGACGATATTGTTGATATGACCAGAAGTGATTTGGTAACTCACATTAAAAACACCAAAGATCGTATGGCCAAAGATTTAGCAGAGTCTGGCAAGAGCACAGATGAAGTTGCTCGTATGCTGGATATGCGGCCGCAAGCATTGGAAGGTGATTTGTCTTGGAAAACAAAGAAGGCTGATGGCACTTTTGCAGAAGAAGTCATGGACCAGTACGATGATATAGTAATGTTTCATCGAGATTCTCTAAGAGCAGGAGGCGTAAATCCTAATATGCCTAGACACGTAACTGCTCTCAAAGACATTACCTTTACTGAAGGTCCGATGGCTCTTGATGCTCTGGCTTATATGAAGTCAGAAGCTAAGATCGTTGATGCCACTCGGAGGTCTGCAGCCGTTTTTGCGGTTGGTGAGTCTTGGGTTAATCGTATGCCCGATGTTACTGAAGATGATATGATGCGCGGTGCTACTAGACTTGGCGGTGGCCCGGGCACGGTATCTTCGACTCTTGGTGACGTGCTTAGCTTGGAAGCCAAGGCATCTTATATTGGCAGCCAAGTTCAACTGATGCGTAAATCCCAGAGAGAGAATGTTGAATCGTTTATGGGCTCTTATGTAAACCAACTCAGTAATAATCCAGAAGTGGCTCAGAAGTTTTCTGCCATTAATGCCGAAGTATTGGCAACTACAGAGAAGTATGTTGTCGGAGAAATGGACGGAAAGATTGGACTAATTTCCACTAAGCAAAAAGCTTATCTGGATAGAGTGGCTAAGGCAATCAAAGATGGAGAAGATCCAGCAATTATTGCTAAGCCTACTCACCAAGAAGGAGCTAGAGCTTTTATTGACTTTGATGGCGATCAGATGCTCGAAGGTATTATCAGAGGGCATATCACGAAGTGGGATGATCTGGAAGCTAAGACTCTGATGCTCAAGCAATCTAGAGGCGAGGCCGTGGGTAATTATGCTGGCATGTTTAGGCCAGTGCGTCCTGATCCAAAAGACTTCCAGCACTTTGCATTCGTGACTGACAATACAATCTCTGGCGCCGGTAAAGTCCGAATGGTACAGGCCACATCTGCGGCCGATCTTAAGGTCTTGACTAATGGTATTGATCGTAATCGTTTCAGAGTAGTTATGAAAGACGGGTCAAGTGGTTATCACAAAGCTCTCAAGGAATATGAATACGACGAGACTATCCATGAAACTTACTTTGATACAGGCAAGGCTTCTCAAGGCCGCACCAGTCCATTTTATCCTATGACCGATCCGGCAGCTATTGCTCGGAATCTGATGACTGTCCATGTTAGGCACGCAGATCACATGGTTCGGGAGACTGTAAAAACTCTGTATGAGCCAGTGTTTGCAGAGTTGGATAAGCTAGGACTTACTTTCCAAGATGCGGCCACAAGCAGATTCGGAGGATTTGGTAGATTTGGCAAGGAGAAAGTATACAATCCTTACACCTCTTATACCAAGATGATGCTGGATATTCCTCAAGAAGAACTAATGCCGACTTATCTGGGAGTTACTCAGATAATGGACAAAGCATTTAGTACCGCCTTTGATAATGTCACAAGCATATTTAGGACTAAAGGCGAGCAAGGTATTGATGAGGCTTATCAGGCCATGACCAAAGCAGGTTATAATACTGCGTATATGGGATCGGCTGAAGGGCTTTATAATCTGATTAATAAGAATGTGTCGAGAGGCACACTAAGCAAATTCATTAGAACTACTAATGTGGTGCTTGGTACGACGATGCTTAGGTCAGATTTTTTCAATGCCATTAACAACAAATTGGGCGCCGTGATTCTTGATTCCACTGAGCTCAATCACTTGGTCAGAGAAATCAGCAAAGGATCAGATCGTGTAGGTGCCCTGGCTAAGATGGAATTGGTAACTCCTACAGGAGATGCCATTAGAAGTCCGGCCAAATTGATTATGGAAGGTCAGACCAAATTCTTTTCTAAGGAGCCAGAGATCCTAGCTCTCAAGAAAGAGTTGGAAGAGCAAGGTATTATTACTTCTCTTGGTAAAGTCAATGATGCTTTGATTGATGATATGACTTTCACAGGCACTGAAACTGATGCTCTGATGAACGAGAAGATCAAGGGCATGATTGCTAAAGCCAAAGTGTTGGGAGAGAAAGCCGAGAAGTGGACTGGCAATAAATTGGCTGAAGAATCCAACAGATTTACTACGGCTTATGCAGTCAAGCAAATCACAGATCAGGCAGTTGCTCAGGGAATCATTTCTCCTCAAGAGGCTTGGGTAGTTATCAGAGGTCATGTTGATAGGGTTCATGGTAATATCGTGGCTAGTCAAAGACCTTTGCTGTTTCAAGGGCCAGTCGGTCAGGCACTCGGTCTTTTCCAGTCATATCAATTCAATTTGATGCAGCAATTGTTTAGGTATGTTGGCGAAGGTTCTAAGAAAGATACCTTGATGTTGCTTGGTTTGCAGGGATCGATCTTTGGGCTGCATGGTTTGCCTGGATTTGATTACATGAATACTCATATTGTTGGGCAACTGTCTGGCAACAAAGAGCACAGAGATGCTTATGATGCTGTTTATGGAATCGCAGGCAAACAAGTCGGAGATTGGCTGTTGTATGGTGCACCAAGTAATATTATGGGCATGGCGCTTTATACCAGAGGCGACATTAATCCTAGACATTCAACTATCTTGCCTCTTGATCCTACACAATTGCCTCAGTGGCAAATTCCTGCTAAAGCGATTGGGAATTTGTTTGAGACTTTTAAGATGTACGGAGACACAGGCGATGCAAGAGCTGCTATTTTGAGGGGCATTGAAAGGAATGCTTTGTCTCGGCCACTTGGTGGATTAGGTGCTGTGCTGCAAGGTTACACTTCTACAGGGCAGGGTAATATTAGTTATGCAGGGCCGGCAGAGTACGGATTTAATATGGCTACCCTGACTAACTTTGCTAGACTTGGAGGAGCTAAGCCATTGCAGGAGGCTATTGTTAATGATCAGATGTACAAACTAGATACTTATGCGGCTGCGGATTTGGCCAAGAGAAAGGAGCTTGGCAAGAGTCTTAAGTCTGTCATGGCTGGTGGAGGTGAGCCAAGTCCAGAAGCGCTGACAGAGGCAATGGATAAGTATGTGGAATATGGAGGTAAGCAAAAGAACTTTGCTCGCTGGATGGGCGAGTTGTATCGTGGAGCAAATGAGGCACAGGCTAATGCACTCGCAAATAATTTGAACTCTCCTTATTCCCAAAGGTTGCAGATTTATATGGGCGGAGAAGACAGGCCTGATCTTTGGTAGACAAAATAAAGCCCCCTTGCCTTAATTGGCTTGGGGGCTTTTTGTTAAGAAACTATTTCCCAGTCCTCGGCCAGCACGTCGTTGCATGTCGGATTCCACGTGCTCACCGAACCGTCTACACCTTTCAGGTCGACGTGCGGGCAGTAGTTTATCTCCGTGCCTTCGGGATAAATGCCAAGCAGAGGGGCGCGATTTACCTTAAACGTGCTGCCCGGTACAAGGAACAGAAACATTCCTTTACCGTTCCACCCAGCACGCGCCACTTTCTGACCGGTTTTTAGTGCTTCTACGGCGTCACCGAATGTCATGCCCTGCGTTGGGCGGTATGCACGCTCAAACACATCTTTGGGCGACCAGCTCACATAGCCGACATACTCGGCAGTATTGGCCTTTCCGCCGTCGACGTACTCGACCAGGAATCCTTCGTCGCTGCCGTTCTCGTCGATAGGTAACTCCCAGCCACGGAACTGGTTGTACTCAAGCCGGGTCATCGGCTTGGCGTTGATAAGCTTGGTTCCAGTGTAACGTTTCATGGTTTTCTCCTGCGGTTAATCGTCTGCGTTCAACAGTTCCAGATGAGTTTCCATGTTCTTACCTTGCTGAATACCTTCCTCCAGCCAGATTTCAAACGTCAGTTGTTGCATAGTTAACTTTCCTTTAAGGTAAAATAATAGCAGATTTAGCTTTCAGCTCTTGGTACAAAGTGTCAAAGAGTCTTGACATATCCGCAGGAAAGCAAGCTGCGTCAATCACTACATTACAATAAGTACAGATTTCGGCTAGTTGAAGCTCAAACTCTTTGATTTGTTTGAGTTTGTAGTGGAGTTCTGGATGATTCTTTCTGATCTCAATCATCAGCTGCATTTGATTTTCTGGTGTGTAGACTAGGTTAGCCATTGCCTGCTCCTTCGGCAGAGATTGCGGTTATGGATTCCTCAAGAAAGCAGAGGTGTTGGTAGAGTTCTTGTACGTCGTGAGGCTCAAAGGCTAGAGGCAAGCCAGCAAGTGAGGCTGCCTCGATCTCATTTAGAAGATTTTGCACATAAAAACTATAGCCCATTTCAGGATTCCTTTTCATAAACAGTGAATTCAATTGCTGCTGACCTATACATATCAGAGGCTTCTGCAAGATCAGCTGCCCAACGCTCTTTAAATGATTCGGGAGGATTCCAAGAAACTACTCTGGAGATTCCTGACTGAATTATTTTTGCTGCACATCTTGCACAAGGAGGATGAGTTACAAAGATTGTTGTGTGATCTAGATTTCTTTGTGCAAATAAGATCGCATTATCTTCTGCGTGAATAGTTCTCAGTAGTTTGGTTTCTCGGTCGGTGCTATGGTCTGTTACTTGGGCCGGAAATCCATTGAAGCCTAAGGAAATGATTCGAGTTCTCTTATCTGCAATGACTGCGCCTACTTGTGTGGATTGATCCTTAGACCAGCTAGCGATGTGGTGAGCTAATTTAAGGAAGCGTAAATCCCACGTCTGTTGTTTAGTCATTTGAGTGTTTCCATCAGGGCATGAACCAAAGAAATGGGATAATCCCAGTCCTCTACTACTGGCTCACCTACGCCGCAGCATTGCTTATGTTTTGGCCAGCAACAGGTGGGATCTTTATGTAGCCATACTGGGCAAGGTAGAATATCAATTCTCCAATATTCCCAATGACCGCCATACCATTTACGATACCAATGGTATTTGTCCAAACTGTGCCTGAACCAAGAGGACATTAGCAATTGACGGATCATGACTGATTATCCAATTTGGGTACACTCATGACGATTTCTTTCAGATCAACATCTTCGGGCAGTTCTGTACTGCAACCATGTTCAGAGTTGTATCCCTGAGCAGAGCGCTGCCAGATAGCAGTAGCCACCCGATGAGCCAATTCCAAATCACGAACCAAATAAGAAATGGTTGCTGGTTGCAAAGCTGCAGCCGGATAAATTTGAACTGAGCCGTGTTCGGTCATACTTTCAACAGCATAACCTTCTGGGGTTAGTTTGGTAGAGTATGTACCTACTACTCTACCTGTCCAGCAAGAGCCTTTGGTCTTGGTAACGAGATCACCCAATTTGAACTTGGGTTGTTTGGTTTCTTGGTTCATTTTATTTCCTTTTCTGCTGCGGCGATGGCTGCTTTTGCAATGCGTATCTCGACCGGAGAATGGGCTCCGTCATACCAGTCACGCGTATTGAACTTGACAAGGATATTCAGTGCATCCAACAACCGCTGATTGATTTCAGCGGCAGGCGGGGCGGTGTAGAGTTTTGCCCCATCAGGAATGTTTCTGAAGGATACAAACCATTCAGCCTCTCGCCTTGAGTCATCTGGGTAGCCGCCTGTAGTAATAACTTTCCCGATAGGTTCCGGCGCTGGAATGCTGGCGATGATCGCTTCCAGAGAGGGTATATCCCGTCCATAGAAGCGATCCTCCGTAGCTTTTTGCACCGCTTCTGCAATTTGCATATCACGATTCATCATAATTTCTCCAGTCCAGAATAGCCTTTTGCTAGAGGTACGACACAACCAACAGTGTCGTGACTCCAGTGCCTGGCATTGATAAGGTGATAGATTTTACCTGTCGGTGTTTCTTTCACTTGAGCAGGCGGATCTTTATCAACATATTTTTGTTGAGGCAGAATAGTTGCTGACTTATTTTTTATTCTGTAGCCATAAGACATTGGCCCTTTCTTTTCCAACTTGGTTCTGGTTACTGCGTCAGATATGACAAGCTGTTTCATCAGGCCTTGCACAGTTGAGTGAGGATAGTTGACAGCTTTGGCAATCTGAGCAGTTGTCAGCAGGTCGGTTTGAGTCTCCAGAAATTCCAAGATTTCGGGGGCAAGAGAGATTGCTTGCCTCGCCCCTTCCAACAATCTTGTATCTCCTGACCATTTAAATTTGCCTCGGCCCAAGTCGTGATCCAGTTGGTTTTTGTCTCGAAGCTCTCTGAGAACTGAGCCAGCTTGCAAAGTAGTTATGCCAAATGCTTTTGCAATATCTTCTCTGGTATGATAGCCAGGATTTTCAGAGAACCATTTGAGGACTTTATACACTCTTGTCTGTGTCGAGAGTCGGCGCTGTGTCATTTAGGATATCCTCCACAAGTTTTGCGTAACCTTGAATATCATGCCAGTTGTCGACGTAAGAAGGGTCGCCATTTAAGATACGAGCAATCTTGTCAAAGATAACTTCCAAAGCCTGTCGATGGTAAGGAGCTAGGGATGGAAAAGAATTACTAGTTTCCATTACTCGTTTGAAAGATTGGGCTAGCATAGCATGGTCAGCAAATGATCCATAGCGATTGCCGCGCTCAGTCAGAGTGACAGAGATCTTATTCATACCTGAATCATCCTATAAGTCAGTTGATAAATGTATTCGCCCTGGGCTTTGGCATCTGCCAGTGCGTTGTGAGCATTGATAGGTTTTTGATAAGCCAAATTAAAGTACTTTTGGCCGAGGGCTTTCACTGTTCTGAAGTCTCGTTCTTGATAATAAGACCAAGGCAACTGCAACTTAATGGCAGCAAATGCCGGCGCCAAGATTTTGTCCGAGTCAAATGAAGGAGAATTCATCCAGACTTCTACGTCCGTTTCTTTCCCAATAATATCTTTGAGCCAGAATGCGAATGTAGTGAGAGCCATATCAAGTGGAAGTGTTCCGCCAAAGACAGAATCTCTCACAGCCTTGGATTGATTAGACCACCAATTAATTGTGGCTGGATCAGTAGTTAGACCATAACGTGCTTGATCTACTGCATTAAGTCTAAGATCAATGGAGTCTGATGGGTTGTCTAGGTCTACGCAAGCAATCTGCAAGATTTGAGAGCCGGCAGAAGTGCCAAGAGTTTCTGTATCGAGAGATAGTCTAATCATTTTTCGATTGCCTTATCAATGTGATGTTCCAGATTAATTACATCAAACACAATGCGATCAACGGCTGCATAAAGATAAATCTTATCTGCCTCCTTAATTGTTTCATGTTTGGTGAGATAATCTTTTATCTCTTGGAGTGTGGTTTCAAGGGCATGAACATCTTGTTTAATCATTTATAAATCTCCTCTTCGGAAAATGGTGATAAGTCTACAAAAGGATTTTCTAGTAGCTTTGCGGCTTCTCTGCGTTTAGGAAGATAGCCTCCCTCTACTTGGATGATACGATCAGCAGCAATTAAGCCATTGATAATATCTTGGACTTCGGTGATTTTATTAAGATCTCTGGCCAGTTGCTTGTAAAGTTCTTTGACTGAGATAGCCACAAGAGAACTTTCTATGACTGTCATTGCCTTGTGAACCACATCAGAGTTCTTGCCTTTACCAAATTCTCCGAGAGCTTTGGGCATTGTAAATTCTGTAACAGACAGAAGGC